TGCCAGGGTTGGCAACAGAATCAAGGATTACCTCGAATGTAGACATAACTAACTCCATTGTTTGAACAATGAGGGTGAGTCCCTCAGGAAAGGAGATGTACATAAGTGCACAAGTCCCTTGGTGAGAGAGTCAGGCAGCAAGTGCCTCACGCTCAAGCTCTGATGCAAGCTGTTGTGCTTGACACCACAGCTCAACCACACACCAAACCATTTCGTTCTTCAGCGAACTAATGGTTGAACCACGATCAACGAAATCAGCCATGCTGTATTCGCAATCGTTGAGGTAATCGTAGATCTCATCTTCATGTTCATCGAAGAACCGAACAGTCTCCGCTGTGTAGATGAAACCAGACACACCACCGATGCAACCATGATTGGCTACGTCCCTGATCTCGTCAGGGTCGGTGAAGCGGGTGGTAAGTGCGTCGTGAAGACGGGTCATGTTGAATGTACGCTAGTGGATAAGTGTAGCGTTGAGGGCTACAGAAAACCCACCCATTATGGGAAGGGTTGAGTGTAGCTTTCAGACGATAGAGAAGTTAAGGATGTCAACCTTGGTGCGGTTGACGTTAACCAGGTTGCGATTAACCCAGAAACCGAAACTCATGCTCGGGTTAGCAAGCAAGTTGCAGATAGCACGACGGCTTACGTTCTTGTACTCATAAGTATACCCATCGGTGAACTGGGCACGAGCAACACCACAAAAGGGGTTGACATCGAGACGCTCAATTGCAGTAGAGGTACGAGTAGGAACAGTGATGAACATAGATGAAAACAAGTGAACAATGTGTAGCGTTGAAGGCTACAGAAAGGGAGACAAGCTGTGTCCCTTAGTGTAGGCATCAAGCCTCACTCGATGATGCGAACAGGCCGCACCTCTTGCACAACCTCTCGTGGCTGGCACAGGGCTAAGCCCTTGCTCCATGCCTGATCGGATGAGTCTGCATCAACATAATGTTGAGCAGTGGTGAGCGAATAGATTGATTGACCAAAGGAGATTTGAAAAAGCATGTGTTAAGTTACCTAAGTGGATAAGTGTTGCGTCCTTGTGGATACAATTCCCACATCCCTGACTCGACAAGGATGCACGGCTGGCCGTGTGTGGGTGCCATGAACAGACAATGCGTGTGGCTCCGCTTCGTGATCTTCCAGCTCGTACCCAGCAACAGCTGGGGTTCAGCCCAGGAACCCAGGGGCTTGGTCGCCATCTCATGACGAGCTGCTTATTCGGTTGTCGAGGTTCGATACTCCGTATCGTATACCGAAGTGGAGCGGTTGTCAAGGAGAGGGTGGCGGTTCGTCAGGTGGCACAGTGCCAAGGCTGACTCGTCCTATGCAGTTGTCGGTCGTCTCTCTCTTTCTTCTGATTGAAGGATCGAGACTCTCCTCACCCTTAACAGGGAGAGTCGAGATACTCAATCTTCAAGAAGAAAGGAGGAGTCAGGCAGGGCAGCTTAGGGTCGTCGATCTGTTGCGAAGTGTTACAACTGGGGTAGATCCGTTCTGCTGCAGCGGTTATCACAGTTGCTTATCGGTCATATTAGCAGCTCTTATGATCATAGATCATAGGGGTTGGCCTGACAGATCGAGTCTGCTCAATTCTCATTAAGGCGGAATTATTGAGAATCAATAGCGAGTTGTTGTTGAGAACCTAGCGTGCGGAGCGAGGATCGGGCGCTATATGTGGTGCGGGCGTACTCGACACACGATCGAGTGCACATGCGGCCACCCCGGCACGGGGGTAGTGCAGCCCCGCTATCCCGGTATAAGGCTTCAGAAATTTTCGCCGTAATGTGAGGCAGGGTTACAGCGCTCTTGACGTAACCAGACCCAATGTGCTGTAGTTTAGGTGGGCCAGCGAGGTTGCACCCTCCTGACCCGTGACCAACTCAACCGGAATTGAGCTGATGACTGCATTTTCGCAGGGTAAGCGGGACTTTGTGGTTCCTGAAGCGTTACGCAAGCCAGTACGCATCACTGCCACCATCCCCTGGGCTACCCACGACAAGCTCGCAAGGCAATCTCTAAGCGAAGGGAGAAGTTTTAGTAACCTTGTCGCCTTCATATTAGAGCGTCACAGTTAAAGAACCATCTTTGTCTGGTAGTTAGGATCTGATTCATCAAGGTGAGCTTCAGGGCCAAACCCTTCTTTAGCTACCCTATCAACATCTAGTTCTTCTGAACTGGACTGATACTTAGTAATCTGTTCTTCACACCAACTAAAGATCTTCTTACAGCCTTCAGTGTTCTTAGCAGGACCGAATCTTGCTTTGACTTCTTTAAGGGTTAGACATGGTGTAGCTGCATTCTTGTAGTACACCATCATCCAATTGGGACCTTCTCTTACTCGGTGATATTGAACCATGCAGGAGGAGGTATTTTCTGGGTAGTTATAAACCATGTAATTACCATACAGTAGGATCAGGGATCGTTGAACCAAAGGGGTGGGGAGGTTCGGTAGTTCCAAGATCCAGTCGTTAACCCCAACTTTTAGTGTAAGAGGAGTTTGTTGTCTTTTTGTTGTCTTGGCAGTCCTCACGGGATGTCCTTTCCCAGGGACATCAGTAGAGGGAAAAAGGGGAAGAGGTTGTCTTCCCCAAGTTACAGAAAGTCGGGTCCACCCTCCCTTCCCCCTGTATACGGGTGGGATCGCTGCTAAACCCAGGTGGGGACTGAACTTTTAGAAACACCTCTTGCTTGTCTTCTTTGGTCCATATCAAAGCCCAAAACAAGGTGATTTGTTGCTTCTTGGGGGTTATCTAGGAAGCCTTGCAGCATGTCTCCCCACTCTTCTTTACGGCGTTGGTTAACGACCTCTTGAGCGGAGATACCCATTGCATCGGTGAAGTATTTAACACCTTGAGCAAGGGAGTCCAATCTGTCATCGTGTTTGATGGCAAACTTCTCTCTGCACATGCGAGACATCTGATAGAAGAGCATGTACAGGAGTCGTTTCTCTGGAGCTTCGTCTTTATTAGAGGCGTAATCCCACTCCACGACACCACGATCAATAATGAGGCGGTGTTGGTTCATGATGGGTTCTAGGGCGTCAATGATCCGTTCTTCTTTACGGACGGTAGCCCGGACTTCTTCAACACCGATGTTTTGTTTGGTTTGTTGAAGGTGTTTTTTGAACAGTTCTGCGACGATGCCATCACCGAAGTTGGTTTCGATGACGAGTTTAGAAACACCGTAGCGCTTACACCCACGCAAGATGTCAAGAAGAGTGTTATCGCTATAACCGTCGCGATAAGCTCGTACCTCGTGAACGTAGAGAAACCCATTCCGTTGGGAGATATAGGTAGCTGCTGTTTCGTCTGTACCCCGACCTGAGGGGTCTACGGAGCAGATCGTTTCGTCGTAAGGACCCCATTCCCCTTGGAGTTGCATGGGGGAATAAAAGTAATCACCCGGTAAGCCAACCGTAGGCAAATCTTTGAGCACATTACGAGGGTCACTGCACCACACACAAGCATCTGGCGCTTGAGTTGGGTTAACGGAGGTAATGATGAGGTCTTGGAACTTAAGAGGGAACTTTTCTGCATCACTAAGACTCGTATCAATCAAGAACTGGAGCATGAAGTTGCTCCGACCAATTGCTGCTTCCCGCTCCAGCAGATCATCAGAGCTAAAGCGATCTGGGTCTGTTACATCCCACGCTTCAGCACCGTTATCGATGTCTTCTTGGAGTTGTGGGGCAATCAATCCTTCGTAGGAGGACAGCTTACGGGGGACTCGTGCTGGCCAAACAAAGGGGCGGTAGTTGCGTTTAGCCAGTTTGCGGTAGACCGTAAAGGTAGTTTGGGGAGTCCCCAGGTACATGATCCTTGAGTCTGCCTTTGGGGTCAGGATTGACTCGGCTTCAGTGCAGAGTTGAAGGAGTTTCTCGCGCATCATCTCTGTCATGGAGTTACCAGGGACTTCGATGTCATCGAGAATCATCAGGTCAGCGCGAGAACCCGTCAGCTGACCAGTAATACCAACCGATTTAACGGAAGGTGCTTGGTGAGGGCTACAAGCTACGTCAAAGGAGATCCGAGACCAACGAGCATCATCACTTTTAGGTTTGAGATGGGCTAGCCAAGGTGTCTCAATGATCAGCTTCTGAAGGAAGATGGACATGTTGTCAGCCCGTTCCTTAGAAGCCGAGATAATCATGATCTTTTTCTCTGGATCGTTAAACAACGTCCAAAGAACAAAGGCACCGGTAATCCACGACTTACCTACACCACGAAACGCTTGGATTTGAAGACGTTTAGGACCGTGTTGTAGGTAATCAGCGATAGCGTATTGTGCACGGGTTGGAGAAGGAAGGTCCAACTGGGACCAAAGTGCTTGAAGAAAGATTTTAAAGTCTTGCTGTAACTGATCAAGCACGGAGACCCCTCTAGGAGCCTCTGTACGGCGTTTTGCGGGCATTTATGATAGAATGTACCTAAGTGGATATGCAACCGTGTTCTAGGTCTTTCTGAGCGGCTTCAATGGAGTCATTCCGCCGACTTCTTTATACTTGTTGTGGAAAAATGGCCTTGTTTTGTTGGCATACACGGTAAGCATTTCAAAAAGATCGTTTGCTTCTACGCCAACCGCATTGGCCAAATCGCCAAGAGCTACATCAGCATTTTTACCTGCTTTACCTTCAAAACCAAGATCCTTGATGAATTGATGGAATTGCTTATGAGGTAAAACTTCGCTGAGAACCATGTTGTCAATACCACGCCCACCTTCAATGCCTAGGTTTTTCTGGTGTGCAGATAAGTTAATTTGAATAACAGGATCAGTGCCTAACCCTTGAGCAAGCATTGTTTCGGCAGCATCTTTGTTTCCAAAATCATGATGTAGTTGCTTGCCCTTCCAATCCTTTTCGTCTATCCCTAATGCATCAAATATTTTTCTTCTAGAACTTTCGGAACGACCATAAAGCATTGGCGATGGATTGTCCGCATCTAACGGTCTTCCTGCAATGTCATACAGTTTACGCTGAGCCGCAGTGTCGCCGTATTTTGCAGATGAATATAGTTCCATCATTTGACGTTCCCTACGAGCTGCTTGGCGTAGTCTAATTTGCCATTGCTCGTTGATCAGCTCTAATGGACTCCACGCCATGTATTTGGAATCAAGAGTCTGTACTGCTGCTGTATCCAGATCTGCAGGTTTGATACTTCCTTCAATCAGTTTTTTAGCCCAAGGAGAACGTTGCATCTGCAATCGCGATGCAGCACCAATGTTCCTATCTTCAGCTTTTATAAATGGAACACCAGCATTTTCAGCAGCTTGACGCAGTGTTAGGGGGGCTTCCATCTCAGGAATCCACTTGCCCTCTTTAGCGGCTTCTGTTAAACGTTTACTCTGTTTTGCAAGAGGTACGGCAGTTCTCACTGCTAATTGCGTAGCCTTTGCTGCGCCACCAGTTGCTGCACTAATAGCTACATCACCCGCTAAACCAATAATTCTTTTGTCAATGTTTGTTTTTTCACTGACGTATTCAATCCCGTTGTCGTAGGCGGTCATTGCTCCGTCTACGCCGTCGTTAACTGCCCGACCTACTGACGATTTATCCAGTTCTTTACGGACGTAACTCACACCGCCAGCAACAGCTTTCAGTGCGCCGTTGATTCCATTAACTACTGGCTTTGCATTGTCATTTGCCCATCTCATGCCTGAGGAGACAGCACGATCTATGGATTGAGTACCAGCGCGAAACTTTCCTTCTTGCTTTAGTTTTTTATGCGTATCTTCTGACTGCCAACCGTAGTTGTCGCCAGACCAGTACTTACCGTTTAATTTGTCTCCAATGTGGTAAGGCATTAAAAAAGCCGCCCCTTTCGGAGCGGCGATATGATTTATGTATTAGTGGACAGGATGCTTACTTCTTCTTTTTCTTTTTGTCAGGAGGAGTTACAGCGTCCTTAGCGTTCATATCGGGAACCGGATTGCTAGAAGCAATACCAAGGGCTTTCAAGGTTCCGCTCATTTGCATTGCCTTGGAATCAGTTGTGGGCTTAGGTTCTGCTGGTTTTGCGTTTTGCTTTTCAACAGCAGCTCTGTGCTCAGCAAGGGTGCGGTAACGACCAACAGACAGTCCTTTGGTATCTGCGGCGTCCCGATAAGTGGATTTGTTGTTGGGGTTAGGCTTCGGAGCTTCCGCCTTAGGTGCCGGTGCCTTAGGAGCCGGAGCCGGGCTGCTAACACGAACAACAGGGCGAGTCACCGTAGTGGGTTGTACTTGTGCAGGCTTCACACCAGCCGGCTTCTTGTCAGCAGGGCTGCCTTTACCAGTGCCTTCTTTGGGAGAGATGTTGCTGACTTTTGCCTTTACAGGACTGCGAGGCTTAACCGAAGGAGTAGCGCCACCAATGGTGTCAGCCTTGCTAGTACCACCACCAGTGGAGGAACGGTAACCTTTGGAGCCCTTGCGGGGCGTCATCGACTTGTTGTATTCCTCTTCACGTTGTTGTTGAAGGCGCTGTTGCCGCTTTCGTTGTTCCGGATTTAATGCAGGCATTTTTAGTTAATGTGAGATAAAATAAGACCCTCTCTCAAGGGGTTGTGTCCAAAAGTGGTCCTCATAAACGAGAGCCAGTTATTACTACCTTTTGCCTGATTACACTTCCAACAGCTGGGTACAAGATTTGATGTAAGATCTTCCCCGCCATAACAGCGAGGACGTACGTGGTCAAGTGTAAGTTCATGTAATTCATAAGTTTCTCCGCAGTAAACACATTGACAGTTGAAGTGTTCCTTAATGGCTCTTCGCCACATCCGCTTTGCTTCAGGGCTTGTCATGGTTATTAGGTTTTGGAGGTAGTGATCAGGTGTAGGTAGCAATGGAGTCATCTGTATCGCTTGTTGTCGCCGTGTCCGTTGCGTGCGCGATTACGTGACGGGTTCTCAATTTTGAGAGCACCATTTCGGTCATGGGAGAGGTCACCACCTCCTTTGCCGTAGATGCCACGCTTTCTCCGAGCTTTATTCAGCTCAGAGCGATACTTGCTTTTACCAGGCTTTTGGTTGTAGTCCCGCATGTAGCTGCGGTGCTGTTCGGCTGCCTTTGGATTCTCTTTGTAGTATTCACTTGTACTCTTTTTTGCCATACAGCCTCCGTTGAACAAGTTCAGGGTCAACCTTTGGCATTACTGTTGCCAGTTTGTCTAGTGGATTGCCGTCATAAGCAACACCACTGATGTCATTTTTAGCCAGCCAATCACAGGCCGCCTTGAGATCAGCAGTGGAGGCTTCTCCGGATTTAATGCGGCTTAAAAACTCAGAAGTAACAAGGTTATGAAGCTCGTTAAACTGATCTTCGGTGGCTTTCTTATTGGCCATTTCTCAGTACGATCTGATCAAGTTTATTTTCGATGCGGATCATGTGATCCTCCATCTTTTGTAGTGCTGCCGATAGTTCAGCTTTTTGAACGTAGTTCTCAGCAATGCGAAGTTCTACACGATCAATGCGTGAGTCAACTTCACTAATGCGAGTATTCATACGTGAGTGGAGAGCTACGATGGCAGTAAAAATGGCAATAGTGCCAGATGCAACGGCTTCAATCATTGTTTCCTGAATGTCATGAACCAACCTGTGCCTGGCCCGTCAACTTCCCAGCGTTTCAGCCAGTTGGCCCAGGTATACCTGACAGACATGCCGCCAGATCCAACAGAGGCATAGCCACCGTTAGTGTTATCCAGTTCTCCGTATGGGTCGTGAAAGACGCCCTTTGCACCGTCATCACCAATCAGCAACATGTAATGACCACCACCGCGAGGTGCAGAGGCTGGTCCGTGATGAAGGATTCCGGTTGCAACTGGGTAGCCCCTCTGAAGTTCAGCAAGAAGCTTTTGTTTTGTTCCGGTGGTGTAGAAGGTGGCTAGTACACCGTATTGGGCACAAGCTTTGATTTGTGCTGGAGCTTGAGTGGTATCACCGTATTTC